CCCAATAACGCACAAAATGGGTTCCAATAGGGGGTGGCTAAAATGGAAACCCAAAAAAGGACAAAAAATGAACAACCGACTGCCGCCTGAGTTGCATATCGTGCATGGAACCAAGGCCGAACACAAAGCAAAGCCATTGCCCGAAAAAGTACGCCAGCGCGTTCCCAAAGCTGATTGGCTAGACAACCCTGATGCTTGGGACAGGGATGCGTTCGTGCAGGAAACAAGCGATTTTCTGTGGGACACCTACGGCATTGGCTCTAATCAGGATAAGCACATCTTGGCGGCGCTGGCTATGCAGTTGGATATTTACGTCCAATGTTGCAAAGGCGTTAAGGCAGGCGGCATTGTGGTCAAATTTAACGGCGGCGCTAATGTTGGCCCTAACCCCTACCTGACCGCAGGCGATAAAGCCTTGGCTCGTGCAATCATTTTGATGAACGAATTGGGACTTACGCCTCGTGGACGTTTAGCAACAAACAAGGTTGAAGGCGGCAAATACGCTGATCTGTTGGCTGGCCCATGAATTACGAAGATGGGATTTTTTATGCCGTGCAAGTGGTTCGCGGCGAGATTCTAGTTTGCCGAAATGTTCGTCTTGCCTGCCAACGATTTTTAAACCAGCTTGAGGACAAAGCGTGGGCGTATGAATTTCATGCTAAATATGCACAACACGTTTTAAAGTTCATTGGTACGCTAAAGCACACCAAAGGCCCAGACGCTGGCAAACCTTTAGTCCTTGAGCCGTTTCAAATCTTCATCATCTGCGCGGTCTACGGATTCCGCAGCAAGAAAGATTTAAACAAACGCATGGTGACGGATGTAATTATTTACATTCCCCGCAAGGCTGGAAAGTCTACGCTTACCGCGGCAATCGCTTTATATGAACTTGGTTTTGGTGAGGCTGGCGCTGAAGTCTATTCGCTGGCAACCACCCGCGACCAAGCGGGAATCGTGTTTACTGCCGCAACGGGATTCATTGACGCAATGCCGCCTGATATTGCTGCCCTGTACAGCACGGGACGCCATCAAATCATGAAGGCTGGTGACGCTCAATCCATGTTTAAGGCGTTAAGCCGTGATGCCAAAAAGACGGGCGATGGATTAAATCCTTCTTGCGCCATCATTGACGAAGCCGCCCAGATCGTAGACCGAAACTCCATTGAGGTGTTGCATTCGGGCATGGTTGCTCGGCAAAACCCTTTGCGTGTCTACATCACCACCGCCAGCTTTACCAAGGAAACCAAGTTCTACGAAGATATGACGATGCTTCAGACCATGCTGACCGGCGAAGCTACGGATAACCCGCATTGGTTTGGCTTGCTGTACAGCCTAGATCCTGGCGATGATTGGCGCGACCCTGCCACATGGGCAAAAGCAAACCCTATGCACGGCATCAGCGTCTTTGAAGATGCCATTGCCCAACGTGCGGAGGAAGCCAAACACAAGCCTGCGGCATTGAATGAATTCCTTTGTAAGACCTTAAACCTGTATGTCAGCGCAAATTCCGCATGGATTGACCGCGCATATTGGGACGATGACCGTTGCAAATTGGGTGAAAAACGGGAGCCTGAAGCCGTGTTCATGGGTTTTGACTTGGCAGCAACGCGAGATTTAAACGCTGTCTGCACCCTAAAACGCTTTGCGGATGATGATTACGAAGCCGAATTTAAGTTCTTTTTACCGCAGGATGGGTATGATTTAATCCCTAAACATTACGGCGACATCTTTGATGTGGCGCGGCGTTCGGGGATTTTGCAAGTAACCGAAGGCAATGTAATGGATGATCGCGAGATTAGCGACTACATCATCAAGCAAGCCCAAATCTACGACATTAAAGAAATCGGCTTTGATGCCTACAATGCGGCAAGTCTTGTTGCTCGATTAAACGATGCTGGCTTACCTGTCAAAAAGGTTGGGCAAGGTATGGCGGTTTTGAGCAATCCAAGCAAGCACGTTGAAAAGTTACTGTTGAACTACAGTGTTAAACACGATGGCAACCCTTTTGTCGGCTGGCAGCTTGGAAACTGCGAAGTTTATGAAGATGTAAACGGAAACGTAAAGGTTCGTAAGAATGAAGCAGACAAATCGGCAAAGGTTGATGGTATTATCAGTTTAATCATTGCCATGCATTGTTCGCTGGACAATGCTACGATGGGCGGGTTCGGTTTCCGCACTTTCTAAGGAAAATCATGGCTTTATTTGACATTTTCAAACCAAAATCAAGCGAAAACAAAGAAGCGAACGCGCTTTTTGGCCAAACTGCGTTAGGAAATAACATCGTTTATACGGGTTCTAATACCCGTCCAACGGTTAATACGCAGATTCTGTACGTCACCACCGGCACGACAAACAGCGCAGGCCGACCAGTTGATATTAGTCTGTTAAGCCGTAATTCCACAATCATGTCTTGTGTGGCTGTAAAAGCCCGTGCATTAAGCCAATTGCCCATTAGGGTAATGTGCGAAGCTGATGATGGAAGTTTTGTTGATGCCATCAAATCGCCTAATGTTGGCGCAAGGGACAAGGCCAAAGCAAAGCAAGTAATTGCTCTGTTAAACCAGCCTAATAACTTCCAGACCACATACGAATTTTGGTATCAATGGATGATGTGGTACGAACTCAGCGGCGAGGCGTTCACTTTGTGGTGGAGAAAAGACCAAAAATCACCCACGGAAACCCCGCTGGAAATGTATTTGCTGGACAGCACTTTGATTGCCGTCACCATTACGCCCACCCGCTATCCGTCCTATCGTTTGTCTACGCCTTCCTACGGCTTTAATCGTGACGAACCCTTGGCGGCGCATCAGGTCATGCACGTTAAAGAAATGGGATGGCAAGGCTCTGCTGGTTTTAATAAAGGATTGCTGGCGGCTGAACTAGTCAGCCTTGACCAAGACATTGATCTTTACGCCAACTACGTCATGCAGAACGGAGCAAAGCCTTCGGGAATGTTTACAACTGATAACGTGATTCCTGATGGAAAATACAAAGAGATTGCTGCCCGTCTGAAGGAGGCGTGGTCATCGATGGTGGGAAGCCGCCAGTCTGACCCAAGCAAGCCAGGCCAAGGTATGTTGCTAGATCAAGGCATGAAATATGAGCCTTTGAAAATGCTTACCTTGCAAGATACAGATGCTGCGGCGCTTAAAGAACAAACCATGAAGCGCATTTGTACTTTGTTTGGTGTACCGCATCAAATGATTGGCATCGGCGAAGGTAAATTTAACAATACGCAGACATTGTTGGACGAGTTCTACAAATCAACCATGTTCCCAACCTTGGTTAACATTCAGCAAAAACTGAAACAAAATTTGTTCAAGGGATACCCAAATTTGTGCATTGAATTTGACACTTCAGACTTTTTGAAGGGCGCACCTCTTGACCAAATGAACTATGCTGTTGCTGGTGTTGGTGCAGGACTTATGACCGCTAATGAGGGACGCCAGCACCTTGGAATGCCAAATATTGAAGGCGGCGATGAATTGCAAGAGCCTAAATCCGCAAGTACAATTGCAGGGACAAGCCCACAAGACACGGGTGGCGGTGGCGGCAATCAAACCAAAAAAATGAACATTGGTAAATAATGCAAACCGACCATTTTCAAAAAGTGGTACGATTAAGCAATATCACAAAAAAGACGCTTTTCAATAAGCGTAAAATAATATACGATATTGACCGAACACCTACTGAGGTAATCCATGAAAAAGACGTTAACCTTGATTTGCGAAGCCCGTCTGATGACGGAAGCGCAAGGGAAAAGCGGAAAGATTGAAGCCACCATTACTACATGGGGCGCACGGGAAGGCGCTGATGGTCGGCGGTTTAATTACCAGCCAGAAGGCTTTATGGATTGGGCAGAAGCCTTTGCTGCTGACGGCAAGCCCATGCCAATGTTTGTAAACCACAATGCAGATGCTGTGCCTGTTGGACAATGGGATTCCGTTGAATTTACCAAAGAAGGCATGGTTGCTCAAGGGCGCATTTTTACAAATACCACCGCTGGCAAAGACATTTACACCGTAATGCAGGAATCCCCCAATATGTTTGGCGGCGTTTCGGTGGCGGCTTATGCCGATGAATACCAAATGGTCAACGCTGATAACGAACCCGACCAAAGCGAAGAAGCATACTTTCAAATCACAAAAGGCGGCTTGCGTGAAGTCTCCATTGTGATGTACCCCAACAACCCCGAGGCAAACGTCAGCAAGTTGGAATACTTCCGTCCTGACGGTACTGCGGATTTAAAGATTTTGGAACAAGCCCTGCGTGATGTTGGACTTTCCAAGAGTGATGCGGTTGCCGCTGCATCTACTTTCAAAAAGGTATTGGAACAGCGTGATGCCGTTACTTTGCCTGATGAGACTGCACCGATTCAGAGTGATTCTGATGCGGAGGCAACCAACGTGGAAATTCTCGCGGCTCTTGAGCAACGTGAACTTCTTAAAACTCTTGAAAAACGACTGAAAGGTTAATCATGTCCCAAGCTATCATTGAAAAACTGGACGCTATCGAAGCTAAACAAGCCGAAGCTGTCTCCGCTGTAGAAGCAAAAATCCCCGCTGCTGTTGACGCTATCAAAGCCGAAATGCAGGAACAAATCGCTGCCTTGGAAGCTAAAGTTTCCGCTGTGCAGGCTCCCGCCATCATCAAAGTTGCAAAGACCGTTCGCGGCGATGTCAACCGTGCTGTGCGTGAACAACTGTCTACCTACTACAAAGGTCGTCAGGGCGAAAAAGAACTGAAGATGTTTGAAAGCGTTGACCAGTATGACGCATACATGAAAGAAGCTGCTGGCCTGACCGCTGGTGGTGACGGTCAAGGTGGTCGCACTGGCTACGACCCTGTGTTTGCTGCTCTGCGTCTGGCTAACCCCATGCGCGGTCTGTCTCGCACTGTGGCAACCGATGGTTCGTCCTATCAGTTCCGTGTCAAAACCGGTAACGCTGGCGCTCAATGGGGCTACGCTATCCAAAACAACGGTACGCCCACGACTGAGAACACCTCGATCTGGCAATTGGTGCTGAAAGACATTAACGTCCAGTTCCCAATCCGTACTGCGGCTTTGGACGACATTGATGGCTTGGAAGCCAACATCGTTGACGATATGCTGGCTGAGTTTGCTCAAGCTGAAGCCCAATCCATGATTGCCAACAACGACCAATCCGGTACAGGTTCCTCTGTGACCACCGGTGGCGCTGATGGCTTGCGTGGTCTTGACCAATACCCTGGCGCAAACTCGACCTACGCTGGCGGCACGACCTCTACGCCTTCGTTCGGTACTTCCGGTACGGGTTCTACGACTGGTTTGCACAATCTGGCCACCTATGACCAGATCACCACCAACGCTAACACCGTGGGCGCAAACAACATCCAGTACAAGGACGTTATCAACACGATCTACGCCCTGCCGCAACAATACTGGACTCCATCCACCAAGTTCATGGTTTCGCCAATCCTTGCTCAAGCCATCCGCGGTTTGCAAGACACCAACGGTCGCCCGATTTTCAACTCTGTTGAATCTCTGAACCCCGATGGCATTATTGGTCAACTATTGGGCTTTGATGTGGTGATGAACAAGTACCTTGATACTCCTAGCCAATTGGCCACCGCCGCGGCTGGTACTGTATCCAAGTACCCAATGTTCTTCGGTGACTGGTCTCGCGGTCATACCATCATTGATCGTTTGAACATGGTTATGCGCCGCTATGACCAAACCCTGCCAGGCTACATCACCTTCTACGGTGAAAAGCGTCTGGCAACCTCGGTGCGCGACCCCAACGCCTTGGTGCGTTATCGTTCCACCGGTACTGCTGCCGCCTAATAGCGGATTTAATAAGGGGGGCTTCGGCCCCTCTTATTGGATAAATTAACTTGGAAGAAACCATGAAAACTATCACCGAAAAAATCCTTGACGGCATTAAGCAAACTCTGGAAACCGGAGAAAAAGTAAATATTGATTTGCGTGAAGCTGCCTCTTTGGGTGGAAGCGGCGGTGGACAAGGTGGACGCACTTATTTTGATGATGCATTCGCAGCGTTGCGTTATGCAAACCCATTCCGTATGGGCGCACGACAAATCAAGGTTGCTGGCTCCAGCGCCCAATTCGTTGCCAAGACTGGTAATGCGGCTGATCAGACAAACCCTTGGGGCTATACATTTACCCCCAACACCGGAACGCCCGGCACCAACACTTCGATCTGGCAGATTCCAACTCGCGTGATTACGGCCCAATTGCCGATCCGCACGGCTGCTATGTCGGACATCAACTACTTGAACCAAACCATCGTTGAAGACTTGATGCTGGAGTTCTCGGCTATCGAAGCCGCCTCAATGGCCGTCAACAACGACCAGACTGGAACCACCACGACCACTACAGGCGGCACAGACGGCTTGCGCGGTATCTCTAGCTACCCAACAAGCTCCGTGGCCGCTTACGGCTCTTCTGGCGTCGCCATTACCAACGGTTTGCATACGCTTGCAGCAATTAGCGCAAGCTCTACCGTGCCAACGTTTAATTTGGTCGTTAATATGGCCAACGCGTTGCCTTCTCAATATTGGTGCTTGCCTGGAACCGCTTGGCACATTCACCCCAGTTTGATTTTGTCAATTCGCCAACTTAAAAACACTGCGGGCTTGCCATTGTTCCAAGAAACTGGCGGCACAGAAGGCGGGCAATTGGTGTCAATGTTGGGCTTTCCCGTTATTCCTAATCCTTACCTTGATGCTCCAAGCACGGGGTCGCGCTCAATGGTTCTTGCTAATTGGCCGCAATTTTTGACCATTGCTGACGTTGAAGAAATGTCTATTCAAGCAATGGAAGAGACAACACCTGGTTTTATTACGCTGTTTGCGGAAAAGCGCATGGTAAGCACCGTAAGAAACCCATTTGCAGGCGTGGTATTGGTAGGAACCTAAAATGGCCGCGAACTCCATTATTGATGGATTGCCCTTCGGGGCAGTCACGCGCAATCCGTTCAACTATGTAAAAGTTGAGCAGATAAACCGTGACAATGCAACGCCTTGGTTGTCGTTGACCGAAATCACCAATCAATTAAATTTGTTTGGCGATGAAAGCCAAGATGCGTATCTGTCTGGCCTTGAAGTGGCTGTACGGCAAGCGATAGAAGATTACTTGGGGATGTCTATTTTCCCCGTGTCTTATCGCGTCTGGTACGGCATAGAAAGCCTTGCTGCGGCTCCTTTGTCTTTGGACATTCCCGAAGTAAGCCAAAACTACAATTCCTCGCTTGCTGGCGTAAGCATTACTTCGCTGAAATACTGGACAGATGCATTCCCGCCGGTTGCGGTAACAGTTGCTTCTTCGCAGTATTACTACGATGCTTCGGGCAACAAGTTGATTGTGCAGACATTGCCAACCAGCATTAATTCCACAATGACAGCGCCCATTGTGCTTGATTACTCAACAGTAGCGAACCCTTTGTCGGCTTATCCGGTCATTAAACAAGCAGGACTGTTGTTGCTGACTCATTTATATAACAATCGTAGCGACACGACTGATGCCAAGCTAAACAACATCCCATTTGGTGTTGCTACCTTGCTTCGTCCTTACAAGCCTTTGGTGATGTAAATGGCAATCGCACGGTTTGAAAACATCAACGTCAACAACTTGACCTTTGGGCAATCGTCCTTTGGTGAGCAAAGCACGACTCAATCCCTTTGGTTTACTACACGGGCGCGAGTGCATTCGGTTGCTAACCATGTAAAGATTACAGACAAGTATCGGGTTTATTCAGATGTTGTTGAATTTACGCTGAATTACACGCCCAACACCAAAGCAATCATTGATAATCAAAACCTGTATTCGATTACATGGCGCGGTTTTGACTGGCGAGTAGACAATGTGCGCGAAGCCGATGATCGTATGACTGTTAAATTCCTTTGTGTTCGCAATGACCCTGTGGTGGCTGTCTAATGGCAACGCAACAAAATCCGGTTCAATACGGCAAGGCTATTCAGTATCAACTGGCAAGCATTGTTACGCCCGTTCCTGTGTATGCGGCGTTTAACCGTAACTTTGCCACGGAGCCAAAATTCATTACTTGGATGCTTCGCAATGTTCACCAGCCTGTATATACAGGTAGCAACCAAGCAAACAAAGGCATTGATCGTCCGGTATTTCAGATTTCCGTTTTTACCCAATTGGTGGAAGATGGATTTACAATATCTAATCAGATTTTGCAATCGCTCCACGGGTACAGCGGCTTATTTGGCGGCTCTACTAATGGTTTTCAGATTTCAAAAGCTGATGTGCAATGGCTTTACAATTCCTATGACAACGAAAACAAGTTGGCAGAAGTCTTTATGGATTGCACATTGGACATCCCAACATAAAACAATAAACCATATTTTTTTTAAAGGATGAAAAATGGCGCTCCCAAATAAAGTTTTACCTGGCTTCTCTGCATCAATGTATGCACAGCCTTTGACCACCCCAACCCCGTTGACATTGGCTCAACTGTCCACCTTGGCAAACGTGGCAGCTATTGCTGTCTCGGGCAACTTGATGAACATTGAGGCAATCCCTGCCTTCGGTCAGGATGATGCGGTTGCATCGTTCACCGTTGCTGGCTCCCGCCAAAGCGACAAAATTCCTTCGCAGTCTGCACCGACTTCAATGACCATTACCGCGGCTTGGAATCCTTCCGATACCGTCCTGCTGTTGTTGCGTGGTGATGCATATTCGGGTACTGTTGACCGCACCTTTGTGGTTGCTGCTACTGATGGAACAAACATCATTTATTACAGCTTCATTGGTCGTGTCTCGCAATGGCAGATTGATGCACAACCTGGCGCAGAAGCTAAGGCTACCTTTACCGTCCAACCCCGTGGAAATCTCTACGGTTGGGTCAACAACGCTTAATTAGGAGTAAATCATGGCAGCACCAGCAGTCGTTCTACCTGGCTTTAGTGCCTCAATGTGGATGCAAACGGGCGCTACGCCTACGGCATTCAGTACCGCAAACCTTGCAGTTTGGACAGGTCAAGTTGCAACCTTGGTCGGAACCGTGGCAAACGGAACTGGCGCATCAGGAACTGCCTTGAACGTAGAAGCCGTCCCTGCCTTTGGTCAAGACGATGCAGTTGCATCTTTTGCTGTTGCTGGTTCGCGTCAATCGGACAAAATCCCGACTCAAAGCGCACCTACTAGCATGACCATCACGGCAGCTTGGAATCCTTCTGACGCTGGTCTGTTGCTGATTCGTGGCGATGCATACAGCGGCGTGATTGATCGCACGTTTGTTGTTGCTGCCGTTAGCGGTGCAACCACAATTGCTTATGCTTTCAACGGTCGCGTGTCTCAGTTCCAAATTGACGCACAGCCAGGCGCAGAGGCTAAATGCACGTTTACGATTCAACCCCGTGGCAATCAGTACGGTTGGAGCAACACATAATGGAATCCCTTAACCAAGTGGTTGAGGGGTTGGTTTCAGCTAATGGAGACTTAGACTTAATCGCTAGGTTTTCATTGGTTGATGCCAACGAAGTTGCTGCTGCATTGGCTTCTGTAGAAACTGATTCTGCCGAAGGTGTGGCTTTGCGTTTGTTGTCTAAATACAACCCTGTAAATGCCAATAGCCAAGAAGCCTGATGGCTGGTATTGGGGCGGCAAAGGCCCCTTTCCTACCAAAGCCAAAGCGCAAGCTGTAGGTCGTGCGGCTTATGCCAATGGATATTCACAACAAGGCGATACCATGAAATTCAGCGTTGAGCAACAACAAGCCGACCCAGTAATGGAGTTTGTGATGTGCCTGTTGCATAGTGTGACGGGCGCTCACATCCTTCATTTGATAAGCCTTTCCTATTCTCAGCACAAGGCGCTGGAAACTTACTACACGGAAATCGGCGACCATGTAGACGACTTTGTGGAAGCATTCCAAGGTAAATACGGCTTGCTGACAAACTTCACTAGCGGCTTTGAACCACCGACCGATGCAATGGATTACATGATGTATCTGAAGGATGAAGTCTTTGAACTGCGAAACGCTGACGGCTTCCCACAAGATACCGAACTGCAAAACATCACCGATGAAATTGCACAATTGATTGACAGCACAATTTACAAACTACGATTCTTGAAATGACAACACAAAACACATCACAAAACACAATACAAAATACAGGCGATTTGTTGGACTTCCTTGTTAAACAAATGGGCGAACGCAAGGATTGGTTTGGACGTAGCCAGCAAAAGTTAACGGCAGTCAGCCTTGCCCATAAAATAGCCGAGAATCACGCATCACAAATGACCCCTGTGGAAGTGGTCAATTATGTGCAAGCGCTCAATCAGGAAATTTTTGACAAGATAATCAAAGGATAAGACATGACATTTGCAAACAAATTGGGCACAAATTATTCAGATGTCCGAGCCAGCGCACGATTCAAGACAATTACAGTTCAAGCCAATGATGTGGTTTTTGATATTAAGGTTCGCATTCCTGTAAAGCGCGAAATGGATGCATTGGCAAGTTCCATCACCGAACCCGATTCGGCGCGTGTAAATGCTATTTATGAAAGCCTTAGTTCTCCATTGCGTAAAACGCTAGAAGATGCTGAAGAAGGTTTTTTAGATGCTATAAATAAAGATGGCGACAAAATTCTAATTACCAATGATGACGTAATCGTGGACGGCACATCCGTTCGTCAAGTTGCAAAAATGACCGCCATTTGGCAGACTCAAGTGGAAAAGTATTTTTCGCTTTTGCAATCTGCGACTGGAGAACCAATCACGGAAAGCTACGATGAAATTGCGGAAGAATTTCCAGAAGCCGTCATTCGTGAAATTGTTAGCAAGATTGATGAAGCCATCAAGCCAAACTACAAAGAATCAAAAAAAAACTAAGACGTTCAGTTAGCGCCCAAGCACGGGCAGCAATGATTTTTAATGGTCATACGGTAGAAAGCATTGACCAAATAGACGAAGAAACATTCGCAGAAATCTGCGTGATGTGGCATGATGGGATGCTTGGCGGGAAAAATGTCTTTGATGCTTTAGCCCCGCTGACTGCGACTGTTTACAATTACTTTCGGGAAAAGGGCGCAGCGCCTTACAAGACAGATTCTATTTTTCCTTGGATTGCAGAATACGATAAAAACCCCGACCTTGAAGTTCCAGAAACCGAAAAGGTGAGCAACACATTGCTGGCATTTCTTACAAGCGCACCAGGCTTTAACATGGAGAAAATAAATGGCAGTTGAATATAGCGTTGAAGGTTTTTCCGAATTATTTGCCGCAATGGATGCATTGAAAGAAGAAGTTGGCAAAGGTAAAACAGATCGCATTTGGCGTGATGCAATGAAACGTGCGTTTACCCCTGTTCTTAATGCTGCAAAACAAAATGCCCCCAAAGACACGGGTCAGCTTGCAGAACGAATTTATATGAAAGTTCACCGTCCTAATCAGGGCGACAAAGGAAGCAAGTATTACGTTCCAGGCGAAATCTACATGGCGCGGGTGTCTGCTAGTCCATTGCGAAATGAATCAACGCTTCACACCATATTGAATAAACGTGGGAAATTTCAAAACGTATGGCGAGGCAAGCGCCCTGTTGCAATTTCCCAAGAGTTTGGAAATGCTTCAACTCCGCAACATCCTTTTTTGCGCCCTGCTCTTGAAGCCAACACAAAGCTAGTAACAGACATTCTTGCTGATAGCCTAAAAATTGCTATGGATGAAATAGCCCGTAAAATAGCCAAACAGAACGCAAAAGGCACATAGCATGGCACAAATTGGCTCCCTATCGGTAAAACTTGGTCTAGTGACGGTTGATTTTGATAAAGCCACCGCCGCTGCTAAAAAATCTGCCAAAGATTTGCAATCCCAATTTAATGATTTGGGCAATCGAGTTAAAGGGCTTGCCAATGATTTTAAAAATGCTGGCATTGCTTCTCTTACTATTGGCATGGGTGCGCTGTACCATGAAGCTGTTGCATTGTCAGATGAAGTCAGCGATCTTTCTAAAAGTTTTGGTTTAAGCATTCCCGAAGTCTTGGCTTTTCGTGATGCATTGCAATCTAGCGGTGGCAAAGCGGAAAATGCAGATAAAGCTATTAGTACATTGTTTGGCAAACTTGCTGATGCTAGAGATGGAAACGATGCGGCTGTTGCTCAATTTGAAAAACTTGGGATTGCGTTTGGTGATCTTAAAAAATTAAGCCCTTACGAATCAATCATTCGTGTTGCTGATGGATTTAAAAACATTGGCGACCAATTTGAACGAACTAAAGCAATTAAAGAAGTTTTTGGCAAAGCTGGCATTGGTGTCAGCATGGATGACATTTCTGCCGCGCTTTCTAAAGGCACGGGCGAATTTGATAAATATGGAAAATCAATTGAAACTGTTGGACAAGTTGCGGATGCACTTCATACCAACCTTCAAAATCTAACTGTTGCATTTGCTGATCTGATTGCGCCATTTACAAAAACACATATTCTTACAGTACAACAATTTAGCAATGTTTTAAAAGGTGTTGGTTCTGCTGCTGTTGTTTTAGGTATTGCGGCAGTAGCCCGTGAAATATTAAATGTTGCATCTGCAATTCGTATTGCGGCTGCCGCCGGCGCTGTTTTTAATTTAACGGCTGGAGGTGCTACACCAATTGGATTAGTATTAAAAGCCGTCACAGCAATGGCGGCAATTGGCACGTTTATTTATGTGACAAGCGAAGGAAAATCCGCAGAACAAAAACAATCTGACAAACGTGTTTCTGATTACGAAAAAGCGCCTTTGTTACAAGGCAAAGCATTGTTGGATGCAAGAGCCGCAAGAGACAATGCTGGCTACGATTCAAGGTTTAGCCGTGGCACAGGTGACGCTTCAGATGCTAGGCTTTCACGATCTGGATTGTCTCTTGGAGAAGCACCAGCAAAAGCTGCAGACGATACAGCCAAAGCGGTTTCAAAAGAAGCGCAAGCACGACAAATGGCTGTTGCGTTAACTCGCAATTTAATGGCGCTTGATCAAAAACGTGCCGATCTTAGTTTGCAAATGTTGAACAACGACACTTTGGCAAATCGGTTGTCCATGATGGACTTAGACGCAGAACAGCAAATTGCAAGCATTCAAGCAAAAGCGGCACAAGAAAAAGCAACGGCAGACGGAAAAGAATCTGCGGCAATGGCGGCGGCGCGTGATGCTCAAACTGCGGCAGATATTGCACGGGTAAACAAAACACGGGATAACAACAAAGCACTTGAACGCGCAAAAGATCAATTAGCATTTAAAAATCTTGGCGGCAGTACAGCAACTGATATTGCAGAACAACAAGCGCAACTAAATGCAATTGATAACTTGGACAAACAAACCCAAGCGCAAATTGAATTGAACGATGCAACAAATCAACGTCTTGCTTATGAAAATAGTTTGCTTTTAGTAAATTCAGATGACCGCGACATTTTGATGCAAAAATATGATTTGGAAGTAAAAATTGCTGATTACAAAAAGCAAGCGGCGGCGCTTGATAAACCTCAGAACATGATTGATTCTGAAGTTGAAAGACTGCGTAAGACTGGTGAAGCAACAATTGAAATTAACAAACAAAACAAAGACGCACAAAAAACATTTTCTTATGGTTGGAGCAAAGCGTTTCAAGATTACAAAGACAACGCATTTAATGCCGCCAGTCAAGCCGCCCAAACATTCCAAGTTTTCTCTAAAAGCATGGAAGATGCAATTGATAACTTTGTATTTCAAGGCGGCAAATCATTTAAAGATTTTGCTGATAGCGTCATTAAACAATTAATTGCAATTCAACTTAAAAAACAAGCATTGCAGATTTTTGACCAAGGCTCGGCTGCTGCTGGAAACATCATATCGGCAGGCATTAAATTTCTTGGCTTTGCTGATGGTGGAAGCCCACCTGTAAATCAAGCGTCAATGGTTGGCGAACGTGGCCCCGAATTGTTTGTTCCTAAAACAGCGGGAACTATTATTCCAAACAATATGCTTGGCGGCGCATCTAATGCTCCAACAATTAATTACAATGGCCCGTACATTGCGAACATGAGTGCTATTGACACGCAAAGCGGCGCTCAATTTCTGGCCAAAAACAAACAAGCGGTATGGGCAACCTACCAATCTGCAAATCGTAGCATTCCAATGTCGAGGTAATAAATGTCCGTCCCTAATACATTCGCCAGCGCAACTACTTCAATTCCCCTTGCCAACTTAGACGCAAACTTTGCGTATTACGATGCGGCGTACAGCATTGCTGCGGGGATGATGACCGTCAATTACAACTTGGCAACTACAGGAACTGTTAGCGGGGTAGGCTTTAGCAATTATTTGGCAAGCCCACCGGCTATTGGTGGAACGGCGGCAGCGGCGGCAACATTTACAGCGCTTACTGTTAACACATCATGGGTCATTCCTGCACCAGCGCCAGCTTCAATCAGCGCGGCTACAACCTTAACCAACGCCAACATTCAAACGCAGATCATCAATACCACTGGCACAAGCTACACACTCACAATGCCTTTGGGGACTACGCTGGAATCATTGGTCACTTGGCCTGCGGTAAACCTTGCAACTGACTTTTGGATTGTTAACACCGCCAGCGGTACTATCACAATGGCAGCAAACACCGGCGTGACTACGTTGGGCTTGTTGACCATAGCAACCAACACATCAGCGCGTTTCCGCATCCGTAGGACGGCAGCAAACACGTTCATACTTTACAGGCTGTAATATTATGAGCCTCCAGTCTATTCTTTCAGTTGCTGAATCGGTTGGAATTAACGACCACAAATTTGCCGGTCAGATGATGTCCCGCAATATGCGGATTAGTACGTCTGAGATTCTGACAAGCCAACCTTTCATGTTCACCATGAAACCCATGAATTACCTTTTGTACTCGCAGAACAAAGGGGTTTTGTCGGCATTGCGTGTGTCTGACCGAATTACGGAGCAATATCTAAACTTTGGCTCCACCGGATGGGTAAATTACATTTCCTACGGCGGCGACATGACCAGCGCCCAAATCATTGCTTGCCAGGTTCAGACCAGCACCGCAGGCAAGACCATCGTTCTTGGCAACCTTCCGTCTATTTCTTCTTCTGCGTACATTGTCAGGGTCGGCGACTTCATCCAGATTGACCGCTACGCATACATAGCCACAGCAAGCGTTCAGCGGGGCGTTGCTGGCACAGTAAGCATTCCCGTGCATCGTTCTATCCTTACCACCGTATCTTCGCCTGTAGCGCCTGTAATCGGTCAATACGGAACAACTGTGGCTCTTGGCGGCTCAAGTTACACCGGCGTAACCTTTTGCGTGGTTGCTAAGGATTACCCGACATACGACTTAGTACCCATCACCAATGACAGTTTCATTTCTTGGACAGGCGCATTCTCGGCAATGGAGGTGATTTTGTGAACATTATTGGCCCCGTCCAAAATACAAACACCATACGTTATGCCGATTTTTTTCGGCTTGGCATGGCTGACGGGACTTATTATTTTGCGACTACGCCAGCGCCGATTACCGTTCCATCTATTTCAGCCACGCCATTTACTGCATTGGGTCAATTGGTAAGCGTTGGCAGGGTTCAGCGCGACATTAAAAGCACGGCAAACGAAACCACAGTAACCTTGGTCGGTGTTGACACCACAATGTTAGGGCTTGTTCTTAATTCAAAAATTAAAGGTTCGTCCATTGATTTGTGGCATGGATTTTTTGATTCAAATAATCAATTAATTACAGCGGTTCCAGTTGCGTGGACAAATAACGCATCAACTCAAATAGGTTGGACAAATTCATCGTTTGCTTTAGTTAATTGGACAGCAAGTTCAGGGACTGGCGTTTACAAATATTTCAGCGGATACGTCAACTCTTTTTCTATTTCTGAACAATGGATGGAAGAAGCACGGGAATATGTTGGCGTAGTAACAATTAGCGCATCAAGTTTTCAATTGATTCTGCAAAACAGAACGGCAGGACGATATACAAACGATAACTCATGGCAGTCAGTAAACTCAGGCGACACATCCATGAATCGCGTTACTTATATTTCAACCATTAACTATCAGTTCGGTAAAGCCGTATGATTCGCGCAGCTACGCCATTTGATATGCCTGCTTTGGTTGGCTTAATGCGTGGCTATGTGGCAGAAGCGCCAATGGAAGTATTAAAAGATTCCAGCGTTCACAATCAAGCGCACATTGAATCTTTGTTGGCAAGTTTAATGGCTGGTCGTGGGTTTATTTTGATTGACAATGACGGGCGTGGATTTATTGCCGCAATGATTATTCAAAACGTATGGTGTCCGTCTATCCTTGAACTCCATGAATTAGCGTGGTGGGTTAAACCAGAACATCGAGGCGGCACAGTTGGCGGCAGGCTTTGGAAATCATTTGATGTAAAGGCACAAGACTTGTTAGATAATGGGCGGGTTCAGATAATTTGCTCATCCGTCCTTGCAGACTCGCCAAAAATCAACTATGAAAAACGCGGATACCGACTGATGCAAAAAACATATTTCAAGGAACTGTAATGGTCGGAATGATTATGGCTGCGGCCTCATACGGATTGCTGGCTTGGAGTGCAATAGGTGTCGTGGGTCAATTCGCGGTCACACTAATTGCTTCATCCATTATCAGCAAAGCCTTTGCGCCAAACATTGATAACGCATCAAGCGCGGCAAACCCAGGCAATCCACAACAGCAGCCTCCAGCATCAGACAACAAACTTCCAGTAATTTATGGGACAGGTTGGGTTGGAGGCATCGTTACCGATCTAAGCATCACAACAAACAATCAGGTGATGTATTACGTCTTGTCGCTTTCCGAATGCACGGGAACGTCAGATACATTTACCTTTGGTGATGTGTTTTTTGGCGGTAAGAAATGCGTGTTTTACACCGGCTCATCTTTTACCGCATCTTGCTCTGGTACTCTTTTGACCACTCCATTGGGAACAACTGTACTTGTCGGCACAACAGTTTATTCAAGCACCGGCGTAAGCCTTGGACGAGTTACAGCAGACCTTGGGCAACTTTTTAGCGGTGTTCACAATTACGTTGTTTCAATTGGCGGCATTTACGCCAGCCAGACAATGACATCTAGTGACCCGACAAGGGTTTCCGGTTTGCTTGACCAATCAACAGGTTTGACGGATACATCGGTTAGCGGTTACCTCAATGTCTACCTTTACCCAAAAGGCTCCAATTCTGTTGGCAACACCACGACATCTGCCATTTCGGTGATGCAAGATACAAACTTGGTCTACCAATGGGATGCAAACAAATTGATGTCAAATTGCGCGTTTGCAATTATCAAGATTACTTACAACCAAAACGCAGGATTGGTGGGACTTCAGCCGACGAAGTTTCAACTTACAAACAGCCGCACTTCGCCTGGTCAATGTTTCCTTGATTACCTAACCTCCACCACCTACGGAGCCGCAATTCCGTTGGCTGGCATTGATACCGCCTCTTTGACGGCGCTGGATGTGTACTCAAGTCAAACAATGATTTATACGCCATACACGGGCGGTAGCGCGTCTCAAACACGATTCAAGTTTGACGGTGTTTTGGACACCAACCAAACCATTATGAACAACTTGCAGATCATGGCATCATGCTGTGACTGCCTGCTTCGTTATAACGAAATCACGGGATTGTGGGGTGTTATTGTTCAAAGCCCGACCTATACCGTGGCAATGGATTTGACCGATTCCAACATCATTTCATCCATCCAAGTAACTCCCATTGACATTGCCAGCAGCTACAACATTGCAGAGGTAAAGTTTGTTGATGGCACTCAGCAGGATTCCTTTATCACCGCAACCTTTGATTTAGCGGTTATCAATCCGTCTTTGCTCTATCCTAATGAGCCGGTCAACAAGCAAACCATTACGCTGTCCTTGGTCAACAATTCCGTCAGGGCGCAATACCTTGCAAACCGATTCTTAGAAGGTGCGCGGGAAGATTTGCAAATCAAATGCAAAGTCAACTTTGTTGGCCTCCAGCTTGAGGCTGGCGACATCGTTACCTTTACAAACGCCAATTATGGTTGGGCGGCAAAGTTATTTCGAGTTGGTCAGGTCGTGGAAGAATTCAACGATGACGGCTCCATCACCACGGCTTTGTCCTTGATGGAATACAACCCCGCCGTTTACGATGATGTCAACGTAACCCAATTCACGCCAGCACCAAACACCGGCATCGGCAATCCCTTAAACTTTGGAACGCTTACCGCGCCCACCGTATCAAGTTCCTCGCCAAACGCAGCCACGCCCTCATTTAGCCTTGATGTAACGGCATCTAGCGCAGGCATTGTGCAATACGCAGAGGTTTGGTACAGCGCCTTTGCAAATCCAAGTGCAGCGCAACGATTCTTTGCTGGTACGACAGCTATAAATTCTAGCGGCAACCCGTACACGCCAAGCGCCAGCATGGGGTTGGTGACGTTGACCAACATTCCGCAAGGTGATTGGTATTTCTTTGTTCAGATGGTCAATTCCCTTGGGAAAAGTAATTTCTCGGCAGCATCGTCTGTCTTGCAATGGCGACCCACGACCTTCCAGTATGTAAATCGTTATATCAATGTTCGATATGCAAGCGATATTGTTGGAACCGGCTTTAATACAAGCCCCCGCGGGTTGACGTACTACGGCTTGCAAAACACCACCACAACGACAGGAAGCACCAACCCATCTGATTATTCATGGTACTTGGCTTCTACGGCGTTTGGAACAACTGCCCCAGTAAATTACCTTTTGTTTGCAAACCGAAGCAATCGAAAATTTAGTTTTGATGTTGGCACAGCAGCACAAGCAAATTCTACGGCGGCATTTGTTCCGACACTCACATCTGTTTACGATGCAACTGTTTGGTCTGGCCTGCCTGATGGCATCAATTCCATTGACCTAGACGCACGAACTGGTCAACTTACGACCACCGGAACAACGTCAGTAAGTAGCGCCGATGGACTGTTAAATGTGACCAACAACACAAGCGGCAATATGGTTGTTTCGCTTGCTCAATTCTTAAATTTTGGTGCTGGCGTTTATTCCAAGACGGCGGCTGTATCAACTCTGACAATTGACATCTATGGTCGTGTAGTTGGATTTAGCGCACCAGATGCTTTTTACTATACCGAAACAGTATTCACGGCAACGGCATCACAAACCACATTTAGCGTCACCCACATTGTTGGCGACATCTTGGTGTTCAAAAATGGCATTCTGCTTGATTTGACCGAATACACCGAAACCACCACAACTGTGGTCTTGGCGACAGCTTGCGCGGCTGGTGAAATTGTTGTGGTTATCAATGCCCGTGCCGTCAGCACATCCAATTATTACGAAACAAACAATATCACCATTGCATCAAGCACAACCAATTCGGTGACGTACACCAACGCGCCATACCAAGAAATTGTGGCGGGTGATTTGCTGTGCTTTAGCAATACGGGAAGCCCTACAACCTACACAGTCAGCACGATTAACACAACAACCAAGGTAATCACGTTTACGACCACAATATCAGGTGCAACTGCTGGCTTGACTATTTATCGCTATCGTGCGGCGGGTGCAACCTATCGTCCGTGGAGCAGATACACCCAATCCGTGACTTCCGTTTCTTCGTTAACGCCAACCACATGGGCGGTCAATAGCGGATTTGAAGAAATTTTTGTCAATGGTTGCGGATACAACGAAATTGATTACGACATTGTTTCTGGAACACTTACAGGATTTCCAGCAGCTATTACGGGAAACTTTACGCTTATTCAATGGAATCAAAACAACCTTAGCGTTCCTTGTTCCAACATCGTAAACACCATTACTTATTCCGTGGCGGGTTCAACGGCTTATACTTACGCCAGCAACCCATTGGCAATGGAAGTTTATGCAAATGGCGTTTTGCTTGCAAAAGGTTCGGGTTACGATTACACCGCAACGTCAACAAATTGGATTCTTGCTACCGCATTTCCTGACAATACAACCCTTCTTAATCAACAAACCTTTGCCCGTGACGGAGCAGCCTAATGACACAAAGCTACAACCTATCCCAACTTGCCAATAACTTAAATTCGGCGGGGCAACTTGATGCTACCGATGGTTTAGTCGGTGCGGTTCCACCAGCCAATGGCGGCACTGGTCAGTCAACCTACACCATTGGCGACATCATTTACGCAAGCGGTGCAACTGCCCTTGCCAAGTTGCCTGATGTTTCCACCGGCAATGCGCTTATTTCGGGTGGCGTAGGCGCGGCTCCAAGCTACGGCAAGGTCGGCCTGTCTACCCATGTAAGCGGAACTCTGCCCGTGGCAAACGGCGGGACTGGCGCAACAACCTTTGCCTCCAATAACGTCCTGCTTGGAAACGGAACGGGTTCGCCTTTGACTGTAGCGCCTGGCGCATCAGGGCAAGTGCTTACATCTAACGGGACAACGTGGACAAGCGCGGCGCTTGGTGGCATTGGAGTAGGTCAAACATGGACAGACGTTAGAACCTCGCCAGGTCGCGCAAGCGGAACGCCCTATACCAACAGCACGGGAAAACCCATTCAAGTAGCAATTACAACAAATTCATCCTCTAGTCCTTCCACCTTTTTAATAAATGGCTCAATAATTGCAAATTTTGGCGGCGACAACAACAACAACGGAACATTTCAAATTATTGTTCCAGATGGCAACACCTATCAAATGAATTTAGGTTCGTCTGCTGCCCTTAATTACTGGTGGGAACTGCGGTAATACTTAACTTCTAGGATTAATCATGGCAATATTCAACAAAAACAGCTTGGCCCAAGTGTCGGGTTTCAACAACCCAATCCTGTCCGGTGAATTGGTGTGGAATCAAAGCACTTACTGGAACCTGACGTTTCAAAACTCAAGCACCGGCGTTCCCGTCAACCTGACCGGCGCAACCATTTCGGCGCAGATCGTTCGGCGTCAATTGTCAAACATTACCGACACGCGCAACGGCTTGACCTTTGATATTGCCGATTACAACCCAACGCCTTCAGCAATTACTTTGACCGTGACAAATGTTGTTCCTACCTCGGGAACTTGCACTTTGGTAATTGACGCAAGCGCATGGAGCCTGATGGCAACCGACCCTCAACTTGAAATCAACGCGACTGATACTGTTGGCTACTCGGGTAGAATCAAGGTATCGTTTCCAGCGTCAGGAACAACGCCAGCAGACGACTTGGTGATCTTCCTGCTGTTCTTGGTACGCTCTGATGGAGTAATCGTTTTATGAGCAATGTTTCCGTCATTGTTGAGCAGAAGAACGGCATTAATTTTGTTGTTAATGACAGCAACAATATCAACTTAGTCGTTGAAGATGGAAACAATGTAAACCTGATCGTTGACGACACCAACAGCATCGTTGCCATCGTTGACAAAGGCGTTATCGGCCCAGCAGGCCCACAAGGCCCAGCAGGCACAGCGGCGACAGTTGCAGTTGGAAGCACCACTACAGGCGCGGCGGGTACGTCTGCATCCGTTACCAACTCAGGCACATCAAGCGCAGCCGTTCTTGAATTTACGATTCCACAAGGTGCAAAAGGCGATACGGGTGCAACTGGAGCCACAGGCGCTACTGGCGCTACTGGCGCAACGGGCGCAGGCGTAGCAACGGGTGGAACAACAGGTCAGGCGCTGGTTAAATCAAGCAATGCTGACTACGCAACCACATGGCAGACCCTGGCTACCGGCACAGTCACTTCGGTCACAGCCACTTCACCCGTTGTATCTACGGGCGGCGCTACACCACAAATTAGCATTCCTGCGGCAACTAGTCTAGTCAGCGGATACCTAACAAACACGGACTGGACTACTTTTAACAACAAAGGCTCGGGTACTGTTACTAGCGTTACGGGAACGGCTCCTGTCGTTTCTTCTGGCGGTGCCACGCCTGCAATCAGCATGGCGGCGGCGACATCAAGTGTCAGCGGGTACTTAACCTCAACCGATTGGACTACGTTTAACAATAAAGGTTCTGTCAATAGCGTAAGCGGTACAACCGGACGCATTACATCCACAGGTGGAACAACGCCTGTAATTGACCTTGCAAGCGGTGTGGCAACAGCAGGAACTACGGGTTCTGGAACGCAAATTCCCGTTGTAACAATTGACACTTATGGTCGTGTAACTAGCATTTCTACCGCGGCTAATCCACAAGGAACAGTCACTTCGGTCGGCGGCACAGGCACAGTTAACGGCATATCTTTGTCAGGCACAGTCACAAGCACGGGCAACTTGACCTTGGGCGGTACGCTTGACCTGTCCAGCCCACCCGCTATTGGCGGCACAAGCCCTGCGTCTGGTAGCTTCACAACCCTGATTGGCGGTGCTGGTTCTACCAACTACGAACAAATTACGGGAAGTTCTACTGGCAACGCTGTTCAATTCCAAACCCTTGGAACAGACACCAATGTACCTTTGGCAATTCAAACCAAGGGTACTGGAGCAATATCCCTTGCGGCTGGTTCTAGGGGTGTGAATGTTAGCAATGGCGGGACGATCACTGCTGTTACTGGAGTTACGGGTGGTTCGTACACAACAATTCCAACCATTACTATTTCCCCTCCAACTACGGCTGGTGGCGTACAGGCTACTGGTACTGTGGCTATGCTGGCATTGGCAACCACCTTAGTAAGTGGAGGCACCGGATATAATGTAGGCGACACAGTTACTTTGACAGGGGGTACGTTTACGCAAGCAATTACGTTAACTGTAGCCACCCTTTCCGGTTCTGCTATTGCCACGTTTACAGTGACGAACGGCGGTACATATACTGTATTGCCTACAAACCCAATTTCACAAGGCTCTACAAGCGGTGGTGGTTCTGGTGCAACATTTAGCGCCACATGGCAAGTAAGAGGAACGGCTTTCACCATCACCAACGCTGGCTCAGGCTACGTTGAACAACCAACAGTTACATTTTCAAGCGGAAGTGCTACTGCTTATGCTGTTGTAGGAACAACTCCTACAATTAAATTTCTTGCAAACACTGTACTATTTGCTACTTCAATGGGTTCTGCCCTTGATTTAACAAATTACGGCGCAAATCAAACAACAAACAGATACGCTTTGTTTGCGTCAGCTACTGGAAATCCTGCAATTATTGAACCCAGAGGTGATACAAACGTAACTGCTATTTTGAGCAGTAGAGGTTCAAGCCCTGTTCAGTTTTATACAAATGGTTTTTCTGGTGGCGGTACTGGTTTATTGCAACTTAACGTAGCCCACACAGCCTCCGCTGTTAACTATTTACAAGTAACGGGTGGGGCTACAGGAAACGGTCCGGCTATTTCAGTACAAGGTAGTGATGCAAACTCTGAATTAGCACTTCGATCAAAAGGCATATTTAATGTTGTATTAAAAAATGGTGCAGGAAATAATGGCCTAGTTGTTGATATGACTTCTGGAACAACTTTAGCCAATTATGTTTCGATAGCTCCAAAAGTAGCAGGAACGTCTCCTGTTATATCCGCACTAGGAACCGACACCGACATTGACCTAACCCTAACCCCCAAGGGCGCTGGTAATGTAAGATTCGGAACGTACACCGGAACGATTCTCACGCCCACCGGATACATTACCATCAAAGACTCTGGCGGTACAACCCGCCGCTTACTCGTAGGATAAAAAATGGCACTCATCAAATCAATCGACACCGACTACGGCATCCCCGCCAGCTACTGGAACATCGGAGCCGTGCAAGAGGACTTCAAAGGACAAGGCACAGAAGTTACCTTCTACGGATATGCTTCCCAAGCTGCTCGTGAAGAAGGTAAACAACCTCTGAGCGCAGGTAAGGTGCAAATAGCTGGTAACGAATACGTTGCTGGTGCTCCTCGTGCTGTTCTCTATTCAATCATTAAACAACGCCCTGAGTTTGACGGCGCAATGGATGCCTAATCATGGATATGCAAAACCTTGTTAATGCTGGCCTTGGCGTTGTAATGACGGCTTTAGGCTGGTTTGCCCGTGAATTGTGGGCAGCGGTCAAGGAATTGAAATCCGACTTGTCCAAGATGCGCGAGGATTTGCCAAAGTTCTATGTTGCCAAGGATGATTACCGCAACGACATTCGCGAACTCAAAGAAATCATGAACAAGGTTTTTGATCGCCTGGACGGGAAGCAGGACAAATGATTGACCCAATCACGCTAATTGCTACCGCACGGGCTACGATAGCCGGTGTCAAACAAGCGATTGCGTTGGGTAAAGATGCATCTGAACTGTTCCACCAATTCTTTGATGCCAAAGATGCGGTGATGAAAGAGAAGGCCAAACCTTCTAAAAAGTCTTTCCAATCTGTCAATTCTCAAGCCATGCAATTCATTCAACTGGCTGAAGAGATGCAGCAGATAGAAGAAGAAATTAAGTTGTCCTTCATGCGGCGTGGTAAGACAAATCTGTGGATGGACTTTCTACGCGAAAGGAACCGAATAGTGGCTGAAAACAAAGCAGATGAGATTGCGGCAGACAAAGCCAAAGCCAAGCGCAAACAAGAGATTGAAGAAGTTGTAGAGATGGTTTTGTTGGTTGCCTTGATTGCTCTTGTCATTACGCTAGGCGTATGGGGCACGATGGAATACATTGCATTTATGAGGAAATGATATGTTGCTTGATTCAATTCTTGGCATTGGTAACAAACTGATTGACAAACTAATTCCCGACCCAGAAGCAAAAGCCAAAGCGCAACTTGAACTAGCGACCTTGGCTCAAAACGGTGAACTAGCTAAGATGGCTAATGAAACCGACATTTACAAAACAGAACAAAACAATGTTACGGAACGCTGGTCTGCGGATATGGCTGCGGACTCTTGGCTGTCTAAAAATATCCGACCAATGGCTTTGATTGCTATCTTTATAGCTTTTTTCTTGTTTACTGCCATGTCTGCTTTTGGCTACAGAGCGCAAGAATCTTATGTTCAACTTCTTGGTCAATGGGGGCAAATTGTATTTTTGGCTTACTTTGGTGGTCGTACAGTTGAAAAACTGGCAGAAATGAAAATGAAGCGATGAAAACGTGTAGTAGATGCAAGGTTGAAAAACCATTAGATGAATTCAGTCCTGATAAACGCATAAGTTCAGGATTGCAATCTAAATGCAAAAAATGTTTTGCTGAAATTGTCAAAATAAAACGCTTGGAAAATCCAGAGGCACATAGACAAAGTGTAAAACTTAGCACTCAAAAACATTATGCAAAAAAAATTGCTCGAAACAATTCTTACAGAAAAGAACATCCAGAAAAAGTAAGACAATGGAAAAAGAAAGATAGAGAAGAAAACAAAGCTAGAATTCTTTCCGACAATGCTATGCGTAGGTCACTAATAAAAGGTGAAAACACTTCAGAAATTAAGCAGTTATATGCTTTGCGTGATTTTTATAAAGCAATGTCTTTAGGTGATGATTTTCATGTAGATCACATTGTTCCCCTAAGTAAAAATGGACTACACGTTTTTGAAAATTTAAGAGTTATCCCTGCTATTGATAATTTAAGAAAAGGCGCATCTCTTGTATGAAACAAAACTTTGAAACTGCACTAGCCCATATTCTTGAATCAGAAGGTGGTTTTGTTAACCATCCTAAAGACCCGGGCGGCATGACCAACTTGGGTTGCACAAAAAGAGTTTGGGAAGAATTTGTAGGTCATCCCGTGTCAGAAGCAGACATGAAAGCATTGACCCCCAAAGACGTTGCTCCTTTGTACAAGCGCAAGTATTGGGACAAAGTGTCTGGCGACCAACTTCCCTCCGGTCTTGATTACGCTGTCTTTGATGCTGCTATTAATAGTGGGCCAGGTCGCGCTGCAAAATGGCTCCAAGAGGTTGTAGGCGTACAAGCTGATGGTGTTATCGGATACAAAACAATCGTTGCCTTGCAAGAAACACCACTCGCAAGAATCCTTGCCCTGTACAACGACAAGCGGCTCCAGTTCCTAGAAAGCCTTCCTACCTTTGCTACGTTCGGCAAGGGTTGGTCTAATCGTGTTTCTTCCGTACAAACAATATCATCATCAATGTTGACGTAACAGTTTTGTGTTACGTTTGAAAAGTTGCAACTACAAGGTCACATATGCAAGTTTCTGACAATGAGTTTATTGAACTTTGGAAAACGTACAAATCCCCTTCAAAAATTGCAGAAGTTACTGGATTGCAACTTCGTGGCGTATATCGGCGTAGAAACAAACTTGAAGAAAAATTTAACTTAAACCTTGAAAGCCATAAAGAAATAAAAACGTGGGCGCCTCCTGCTCCTAAATCTGAATTAGGAATTGAAAATGGCACAGTTATTGTTTTTTCTGACGCTCATTTCTGGCCTGGGATACGGACTACTGCTTTTCAAGGCTTACTTTGGGCGATTGAAAAACTACAACCAAAGGCAGTTATTTGCAATGGCGATGCTTTTGACGGTGCATCTGTCTCTCGCCATCCACCTTTGGGATGGAGTCGTACACCAAGTTTGATTGAAGAACTCAACACCTGCAAAGAGATGCTGGGGGAGGTGTCCGAGCTTACAAAAAAGGTACGGCACAACGCCAAGTTGACCTACACGATGGGCAACCACGATGCCCGATTCGAGATGCGTCTTGCTGCCAATGCACCGCAGTACGTCAACACCCCTGGCTTCAAGCTGGAAGACCATTTCCCCGATTGGAAGTTTTGTATGTTGACTTGGGTGACGGACGATATTATTGTCAAACACCGTTACAAAGGTGGACTTCATGCCACCCACAACAATACTGTCGGGGCCGGTAAGAGCATCGTAACGGGTCATTTGCACAGTTTAAAGGTCACACCCTACGCAGACTACAACGGCAATCGTTTCGGCGTGGATACAGGCACTTTGGCAGAGCCTTACGGCCCTCAGTTTGAATACGGTGAAGGCAACCCACTAAACCATCGTTCTGGCTTTGCTGTGCTGACAATCAAAGACGGCAAGTTAATTTGGCCAGAAGTTGTCCACAAGTGGGCTGATGGACAGATTGAATTTCGCGGGGAAGTGATTGATGTAAGTGTCCTTTAAGCAACAAAAAAGCCCATCTATTTGTAGCTAAATGGGCTTTTTGTCTCTATAGAAGCAGATTATTCTGCTTTTTCTTCATCCTCTACAAGCAGCCATTCGCCAGACTCTTCGTTCAGCCAGTACCAGGCATCGTACTCTTCATCGTACCAGCAATAGCACTCGGCATCTTCATCGTAAGCGTACTCTTCGTTTTCATCAAACAAATGCTCAAGTTCCTCGGGAACTTCAAGGCATTCGTCATCCTCAAAATCTTCGTCCTCATCCACAACGTCAAGGTTTCCCAACATCTGAGCAATCTCAGCAACATGGAAAATGGATTCGGTGGAGAACTCAAAATAGCCTTTGTCGGCTAGGTCAACAGATACGGTGAACAGCATAAAACCTCCTAAGAATTAGCGCAGCAAACCCGCTGCATAAACATCTTACACCCCTTTTTTGACTGAATTTAAGTGCTTTGTACCGGATTTGTCAGGCCGTGGGCAGTTCTCCGGAACCTCTACTACACACCATACCGCGCTTAGATATTTCTTTTCCCCGCGGGTCTGCCAGCGATCAATGTAGGCGTCAGGCATAGAACGCAACACTGACCTCATGCGTCCATCTGGCGCTTTGATAAGTTCGTGTAATTGTGATGTTGTAAGACCATCTGGGTGCGCTCTTAGTGCTGCGCGTACTTCTTTGTTATAGCTATACATTTTTTACCAAGGTGCGTCTTCATAGTTGTCAGGATTGAACTTAACAGGCGGTGCTTTAGCAGGCACAGGCCGTGGAAATGGTGGGAAAGGCCACATCAGAACCCCCTGCTTTTGATAGACAAGAAGTCGTTAGCACCAGGGCGTACATAGCCTTCCTGCGACTTATAAACGGGACGCTCCCACAGGTTCATTGCTGGTGCTGGTACGGCATCAGGGTCTTTAGGCAACGGCACAAAGCCTGTGCGGTACTTTTTCTGCTCTTTGTCGCCAGTTGAGTTGTTAAACGAACTTAGCGTTGCTTGTTTGTTGACGCGCATTGCTTTGCGCTTCATTGCGTCAGGGTTTCCGGCTTGGAGAATCATTTAATTAATTTATCTATAAAGGTTGATGTACAGGTCTTAGACAATACCACAGGAATGGAGGCGTAAGCGTATCCAAGGGCAAACATTAGGGCGGCAAACATCCCCAATGCTGTTAGACCTCGGATAGCAAGGTCGTAAATGGCTTTCATTCTTTGACGAACACACCATTGGGCAACAGGATGCCCTTGCGGTTCTTGATCTGGTCGTAAGCCACTTCCATGCAAGACACTAGGTTAATGTCACGCAAAGCGCAATAGACCACCAGGCAGACCATCACATCACCCACAGCGTCAATGATCTCGTCTTCGTGATTCTTGATGGTGGCATCTGCCAGTTCACCCATCTCGCTAACGGCCTTGAGTAGCTGAGTTGCTGGAGTACTGTTGGGGATAATCTTACGTTGACTTGCCCAAATAAGTATTCTATTTTCTACATCTGCAAATGACATAACAATTCCTTTTAAATAGTTGAAAATTCATGCAATTTTCTTTTTGCCAAAATATAGGCTTCATGCGCTTCTTCTGCCGTTGAAAAATATCCCAAATGTTTTCCTTTTCCATTTGTAGTTAAAACCGCTCTAAAACGATTTTTTACTTTATAAACACCTTGAATTCCAAGTTTATTATTTGCTCTAGCTTTTCTTTGATTTTGCATATTTTGAGCATCTGTTGCATTTCTTAAATTTTCAATTCGATTGTTTGATGGATTGCCATCAATATGGTCTAAATGATCTTTAGGAAATTCTCCATAATGCCAAAGCCAAATAAGTCGATGTAATTTATACATTCCATAATCAACGCCAGCTAATTGATATCCATTTTTTGTAGGATGTCCTAAAGAAGTTCCAGCTTTCCATCTAGTTCCTTTACTTCCTCTTCCCCTGTTTACTTTTCTAATCAATTGGCCATCTTGATAATCAAACAATTCTTTCAAGCGTTCTTGGGTAATCATGCATCTTCCTTGGTGTTAAATGATAAATCATTATACGCCATTTATGTTTTTGCACAAATCCTATAAAAATAAAGAGGGTGGGAGTACTGTTGATTCACATAAAGCAGTGTTTATGAAACAACCCTTGTGGAATTGAGCGTTTCGGCGCTAACCCGAAATTCAACAGCACCCCCGATAAGGTGGGAAAGCTGCCTCTTATGCTTGCATGGGTGACACAGAGCCTGCAAGTCATGGAATTGTCAGCCTTCCCGAAAATCAAAACGGGATGTCGTCCTCTGCGGGGCGGCGTGACTTGGGCGCATCATCCTCGCGTGGGGCATTCATAAACGCCCAGCCATCCCATCCACCTTCTTTCAAGGGGATAACGTCCAGCTTAAGCATTTCGCCATTTTTAGTAGACAAGACAGAGCCAATACGCTGGTAGCGGTTCTTGGTCTGTCCGTCTTTGTTGGTGTACGTTCCAACAATGCAAGAGATTTCTTTAGTGATAGCCATAATTAGTGTATATGTTGATTTGCAATTTCCCGAACAATTTGCTCATAGTAGAGTCGGGCGGCTTCTACTTTGACCTTGATCTTTTCCTCCAAGACCAAATTTCTTTCATACGGCACTAGCGTAACGCGCAATTCACGGTTGATGTGGTCAACCTGGTGCAGACTTGGCGCTTCCCATCCAATCAGATCGTCAGGCGTTGACACTAGGCAATACGCAATTTCGGCATAGGGCTTGTCCCACAACATCATGTAGGCGCGTAATTGCCATTCATAGCCTTTGTCCTCGCCCTGTTCAGCCAGCACGGGAAAAGTTGCAAGCGACCAACTTGATTTGATGTCAATGATCTTGTGCGTTGCCACAATGTCGGCTTCGCCAGTAATCCATGCGTTTTCACGGCGCTCGGTGTTCTTGGCGTAGCTGGTCAACTTCACGGCGTTGTACAGGTCAATGGACGCATCCTCAACGCGAATGCCTTTGTCCATGTACTTGCTAGTGATGCGTTCGTCATAGCCGTAGACAAATTCTTTTGCCAGTTTGGTGACGTAGGTTTTTGCGCCTACGGACAATTCGTCTTTACCTTTGCCGTCCGTCATAATGGCAGACAAGGCTGATGCTCTGAATAGGATGCTCATAGTGTTGCCTTCTTTGCGTCTTTTGCCGCAATGATGTGATCTTTGGCTTTTTGGTCGCTACCAGCAGATTTAATGGCTTCAAAGTAAGCGTTTTTAAGTTCTGCTTCGGTCTTGCAATCAGCAATGTCTGCTAGGTGCGCTTTCAAAACACTTTCGTCAACTTTATTTGTCCTAATTGCTGCGTTGCCATCATCATCTTCGGGAGCAATGCCACAGGCCGCCATAAGGCTATAACGCCTAGCGTAAGTCAGCGCAGAGCCGTAGCCTTGTGGGTCTTGCTTGGCAGCAGGGACATGGAGTTTCCCGCATTCCAGCATTTCACCAGATTCATGGATAAACACAGTCTCCACAGTCACGCCAGTAGCGTCCTCGCTGGTACGTTGCACAAGGGCAATTCCTGCGCCATTTAAGCCGTCAATCACGGCCTCCACGCAAGCGGACAGGTCGGCATAGCGGGATTTGAAATGCGGGTTTGTAGACGATTTGAGGGCAGGGCCAAAGGCTTTTTGCGCTTTGACAAAGGCGGTGGCAATTTGTTTCATTTGATGATGTTCCATGTTGACTTAATTGATTGGATGATTGTTCGACCTTGGCGGCGGTACATGAGATAGATGCGGATGATGGTCATAGTGCCCACCCGTAGACCAATGCGGCGGCAAGAGACACGCCAATCACAGTAGCCAGAGCCATTTCGGCAAACAGTTGTTTACGCATTTTGCGTTTAGATTTAAAACCAGTCATTCTTTCACCTCAAAAGTTGCTTCTGCTGACAAGAGGATACGATTCAACACGACTTCGCCAAGGATTGCGTCTAGCTTTCGGGCGTATTGGTCGGACGTAAGTTTTACTTCGTTAACAATGCTTTTTAACGAGTGAAGCGCCTGGTAAACCTTTAGAAGGTCATCAAGACGGACGGTAGGGATAGTTTGCATTTTGCTTCCTTAGTAGGGGGCCTAAGCCCCGTTTGATTAAAGGATGCCGTAGACTGGCGTATGTTCTGTAACGTGTGCAACGTTCTGTATAAATTTGGGCAGGCTATCAAAAACTTTTTTAGCATCTACCTCTGTTTTAAACTTCAATTTATCTTTGGAATAGTGCTTTAAGTCAAATTGCAATTGTTTAATTAATTTAAAGTATTCTGGTTTAGGCATTTTTTGCTGTTCCAGCTTATATGAATTGATTTGGATAACCCAGAAAGGTGTTCCTGTTGTCATGATGCTTACTCCTAAAAAGACCCCGAGAAATTCAGGGCATGGGTGTAGTATACACACATTTGTGACTCTTGCAAGCCTTTTTTAAAAAATATTTCTATTGGTTTTGCTTTTGTCATAGGAATTTTTTATGATGAATCATTCACAAACGTGATAAAATGTTTGTATGAATAACTTAGAAATTGCAATCAAAACGTGCGGAGGGGTCACTAAGCTGGCTGAGAAGCTGGACGTAAAGCCTAACCGAATACATAACTGGCGTACCAGGGGCGTTCCTGATGGCTGGCTGTCGCTGATTCGGATAAAGTTCAAGCGTCAGATTGCAGAAGCTAAAAAGTTGATGTAAGATTGAGGCATCCCTTGGCGGGGATTTTTTCAGCAAGACTTAGACGGGACACTGCTGGTGCTGACCAGTCCGCCAACACCGGAAACGGTGAGTGTCTCGCCTAAGTCTTTTTTTTTGGACTTTATGCATTACTACAAACGAAACCTTGGCGACTATGCCAAGAAAGCGGGTAGGCTAACAATGCTTCAGCACGGTGCGTACACGCTTCTTATTGATTCGTGCTATGACCGTGAAGTGTTTCCTACATTGGAGCAAGCCTTGGAATGGACTTGGGCAGCAACAGAAGCCGAAGTTGAAGCCGTCAAATTCATTCTCAATCGGTTCTTTACGTTAGACAAAGATGGCTGCTATGTCCAGCAAAGAATTCTTGAAGAACTGCTTCACTATCACAAAAATGCGGACATCAACAAACGAATCGCAGACGAAAGGGAAGCGAAACGTAAGGAAAAACGCACGAACCGTGAACAAAACGTAGACGAAGCGCCACCTAACCATAAACCACTAACCATTAACCAAGAACCACTAACCAAAGAGAAGGCGCAGGACAAGCCTGCTGACGATTTGTTTGATGCGTTTTGGAAAGCCTATCCCAAAAAGATGGGTAAAGATGTTGCCAAGAAAGCGTTTACCAAACGCAAGGTAGGCAAGCAACTACTGCAAGAAATCTTGGTAAGCCTTGACCAACAAAAAAAGACAGACCAATGGAAAAAGGATGGTGGTCAATTCATACCAGCACCAGCTACTTGGTTGAACCAAGGACGTTGGCAAGACGAAGTTATCCCTGTTCAACAATCTAACTTACCTATCTACTCATGAAACACGAATCAGCATTTCCGGTACAAAGTATTTACATTGAAGATCAAAGCACAAATTCTTACGGCATGACCTTGCGCGATTACTTTGCTTCAAAAATTGTTGTTGCATTTTTAGACAAAAAAATTGGTGAACTTGACAATGACGTTATGCGAACTTATGCAGATGTTGCATACACGATGGCAGACACCATGATGGAGGCACGGAAATGAAAGGTCACGAAGGAATCATCAAGCTACGCCTGGCAGGAAAAGCGCCGGAACTCATCCTGCTGGACGACCTGTCATTTCCAAGCCCATTGACCGATTGGGAAGGCTACGACTCCATGCCGACTGTCTGTGTACACAAAGAGCCAATAGAAGGGCTTGATTTGCGCTTTTTAGTTGGATGCAAGGTCAGCGTCACAAGTCACAACTTAGAACGCGCAAAACGCCTGTTTAACGCCTGCAAAGAGGCAGGGGCAACATGGGTGGCGGCAAGCCATACGGAAATGCACGGGGAGATGGCTAAAACAGGATGGATGGAGTTTTATCATGGCTAACTTCATTGATGACACCATTGACTTTTCGCAATACTTGCGCGAAACTGACAACAAGCAAAAGGTCAGACCCGCAAAGGATTACATTCCCGCAATCAAAGAACGGATGCGAACCGTTGCAACGGAACGCAAACTTTGGATGCCTTGGAGCAAGACCCGTGATTCCTTCTATTTTCGACCAGGCGAGATGACAGTTTGGGCAGGGCAGAACGGACACGGCAAAACCCAAATCACCACCCAAGTGGCAATGCACCTGATGGCGCAGGGCGAAAAAGTTTGTACCGCCTCCTTTGAAATGAAGCCAGTTCAGACCATTCGCCTAATGAGCAGGATGTTTATCGGAACCAATCCATTTACGGCTGAATACCAAAGCAACGAAGGCTTTGAAGTCTTGGACGAAATGTTTGATGGCTTTGGCGCATGGAGTGACAACAAACTGTGGATTTACGACCAAATGGGCGTAACCAGCCCCGAAATCGTAATTGGCTTGACTCGCTACTGCGTGAAGGAATTGGGCATTACGCAGATTTTTATTGACTCGCTGATGAAAGTGGTGGGCGATGAAGATGATATGAACGGGCAAAAGCGGCTGGTGGGCGAGTTATTTGCCATTGCCAAAGACTTGCAGATTCACATCCATTTGATTCACCACCTTAGAAAGCCAGCAAACGAGGCTGAAATACCCGACAAGCACAGCATCAAGGGAAGTGGCTCAATTACCGATCAGGTGGACAATGTGATGCTTGTTTACCGCAATAAGCCCAAAGAAAATGATGCGCGGGAGGCTGGACAGTTCGGCAAGTTGTCAAACGACCCTGATGCGCTTCTTCTATGCAGAAAACAGCGCCATTACGAAGGTTCGTCTGATGGTGAACCGACCATCGGGCTTTGGTTGCATAGAGATTCGGGGCAGTTTGTTGGCAACGCTGGCGATTCACCCATTATTTATGAGTGACCGCGCCCAACTAGAAAAAGCGGAGGCAAGGATGCTTGTGCCGTCCTACTTTGCGACTGTTGCGTTACTGGGTAAGCCAAAAGCAAACGCCTGGCTGACAAAGCAGATTGCAAGGATTGAAAAACACTACGGGTCAGGCTTTGACCACCGATGCCGGTCTTATATGCGGGAAATTGTGGAGACAGAACTATGCGACACGCAGCAAGGGTAGACGCTAACCAAGAACAGATAGTCAGCGCATTAAGGGCTGCTGGCGCTTACGTTTGGATTATTGGCCTTCCAGTCGATCTTTTGGTTGGGTATAAAAACAACACTTTTCTAATGGAAATAAAAGATGGCCCGAAAAAAAAGCTAACCAAGCTGCAAGAGGCTTTTTTCGCAAAATGGACAGGTGGCACGTTATGCCGTGTTGATGGCCCAGAAGCCGCACTAAGAATGATTGGAATGTTAAATGAGCAAAATTGACGCTGCTGTAGACTATTTACGCGACAATTCGGGCAATTACGCAGTTGCTGAAGCGCAATTAGTGTACATGACTGAACTACGAAAGACGGTAAAAGCGCAGCTAATGAAACAGTTTGAGATGCAAGGACACAAAACTACGGCAGCGCAGGAACGGGAGGCTTACGCAGACCCCCAATATGTCCAGCACCTTACCGCATTACAGGCGGCGGTAGAACAAAGAGAAAAGGCGCGGTGGTTAATGATTGCCGCCCAAGCACGGGTAGAAGCTGAAAAGGCTAATTTATACGCCAATGGGCGCACAGATAGGGCAATGCAATGATGTTTCCCAAGACCAAGTATTTGCGGGACAAGAAACGCCTTGAAGCCTGCCGCAACCTACCCTGCCAGCATTGCGGGGCAGAAGATGGAACTGTGGTTGCCGCACATAGCAATGAGGGCATACACGGCAAAGGAAGGGGCATTAAAGCCAGCGATGAGTTTATTGCCGCCTTATGCTTCACCTGTCACGCAAACGTAGATCAAGGCAAAATGAGTAAGCATGATCGTGCTGAAATTTGGCATAATGCTTACGTTAAAACCACAGCAATACTAAACAACATATGCTCAAAATAGAATACAAACCCATTGCAGACCTGATTCCTTACGCACGGAACAGTCGCACTCACTCAGAAGCCCAGGTTGCTCAAATTGCAGCATCCATTCGGGAATTTGGTTGGACTAACCCAATTTTGCTTGACGGTGAAAACGGCATTATTGCTGGTCACGGGCGGGTATTGGCAGCGCAAAAGCTAGGCGAAACGCAAGTGCCTACTATTGAGTTAAGCCACATGGATGACAATCAAAAGCGGGCTTACATCATTGCCGATAACAAACTGGCGCTGAATGCTGGCTGGGATGATGCAATGCTTGCGTTAGAGATAGGTGATCTAAAGGACGCAGGCTTTGACCTTGGTTTGACGGGCTTTAGTCCTAATGAAATTTCAGCATTAAATCCAGAGGTAATAGAAGGATTGACGGATGAGGATGCTGTACCTGATGTTCCTGATAAGCCGATTACCAAGTTGGGGGACATTTATCAATTGGGCAACCACCGATTGATGTGCGGAGACAGTACAAGCATTGATGCCGTTGATAAGTTGATGAACGGACAAAAAGCTGATTTAGTTTTCACAGACCCACCATATGCATTATTTGGAAATTCAACAGGCGTTGCTGGTGTAACTGATGACAATATGGTAAGGTCTTTTTTTAGAGACATTCTTGTTATGTTGAAAGTAAATGCTAAACCTTATGCTCATATTTATGTTTGTTGTGATTGGCATTCAGCTTTTTCCATTGAAGCAGTTGCCAAAAGCATTGAATTAAAAGCCAAAAATTTGTGTATATGGGACAAAGGTGATGGTGGAATTGGAGCAATGTATCAACAATGTTATGAAATGATTTGGTTTTTTGATAATTCACCAACTAGTAAAACAACTACAAATTCCAATAAAGCAGGGGTTAGAACTGTAAATGGCAAACCTAATATTTGGCGAATTAAAAGACATTTAACAGATAGAGTTCATAACGCTCAAAAACCTGTTGACTTAGTCAATATTCCAATGCTCAATGGAAGTGATGGGGGAAATGTTGTTCTTGATTTATTTGGCGGGTCAGGGACAACATTGATATCTGCTGAAATTAATGGAAGAGCCGCACGACTTATGGAATTAGAACCAAAGTATTGCGATGTCATTGTAAAGCGTTGGGAAGAATTCACAGGTAAGAAGGCAACGCTACTCAATGCCGACCTACCCACATAACGCCAAATGCTCAGAGTTAGGATGCCATGAGCCGAGGAGCCGCCTCAATTCTTTCTGCCTAAAACATGGGGGTAAAGATAACCTAGCAATGCGGGAAACAGACAGCATCTACCAAACGCCAGCATGGAGAACAGTCAGGCAACGCCAGTTATCCATCCAACCTCTATGCCAAGCCTGTTTGAGTAGGGGTAAGGTAGAAGTAGCTGCACACGTTGACCATGTATGGGCATGGAAGCACATAGGCAAGCAAGCATTCCTGCGTAACATCTTTCAGTCCCTATGTCATGCTGACCATAGCCACAAGACGGGGTTAGAGAAGCAAGGGCGGTATATCCACTACACAGCGGATGGAGAGAAGGAGTACACCATTAATGACTATGCTTATGTGGTCATGCATGAGGCGCACACAAATGGTGCGTAATGGTAAGCCGCGCACAAATAAATTTGTTAAATTTGTGAAAATCGGTAAAAAATTCGTGAAATTTGTGAAAATCGGTGGAAAAACTTAAAGTTTTAGCATTTGGTAAAAAG